TCTCTATAGCGTCGCGAATAGACTTTGTAGTACTATCAGCATGGCCTTTAGTAAATCCTGCGGTATTTGATACAACATCGTATACACCGTACAACTTATCTATGGCCGAGTCTGTAGCCATTGCCACTTTCTTGTTTCCGCCAACCGGAGAACCTATAATACTTGCTACGGCTTCTTCATCCATTTTGATAGAGAATTTGTTCTCGAAAGCTTTCATCATATCGCCGCGCTTTTTGCCAGCCTGCTTTTTGCCAAAGTCTACAAATATCTTATCTGCTGCATTACTAAATTGGCCATAAGCAACACTGTTCATATCTTTCCAGTGCTTCGTAATTCCATCTGCACTCCAAGCATTTGCGGCAGCTTTAGAATACCAACGACTGGCGAGTGATATACCAGGGTCGTTTAGATTATTTTCTGCTTCATATTTAGACTTCTCCCAATTAAACTTCTCTCTAGCTAGTGCGTTACCTTGAGCTCTAAGAGCCAATTCCTGTCTCTTGTAATAATCATCAAGATTAGCTTTTGGACCCATTAGATACTCTACTTGAGAATCTGCGATATCTTTAGCAAGCTGAGCATTTATATTATCTTTCGTAGGCTCTTTGCCAGCAGCTTCAAGTTTACGTTTAGCAAGATCTCTATAGTAGTCCATGTAAGGTGTACCGTACAATCCAGGAGCTACCCTGTTGGCTATATCCTCTAGATGTCGTCTTGCAAATCCAGTATACTTTGCACGAGGATCGTACGTCATTCCAAACGATTCTACATCTTGTTTGTTCAACTCTAACGGACTTCTATTGTTGAACGAAGACTCTGTGAGCTCTTTTAAAGATTGTGCCTCAAGAGGAGAAGTAACGTTCCACACCTAACCTCCGTTGATTGTATCAAAGTCGTCAAGATTGTATCCTAAGAATCTTTCGTTAAGGTCAGCATCATACTTTCCAGCACGTTGTAGAGCTCCTTTGTTCTTTATATACTCTTTAGCAGCTGCAGCACTCTGTTTAACCTTAGCAATATCTCCAATCGGCATAGATCTTACAAACTGCGCAACAGCAGCTCTACCTTCCGCACTTCTCAAAGGATCTATTCCATTAGCGTACAATTGATTAATGAAGTCAGCAGCTCTACCTGTTACATTTCGATTATACCAGTCCATATCCCGCTGGATAGGACTAGTAAAATCACCATATTTTTCATAGAAGTCGTCTATCTACTTCTATCCTTTCTCATACATATCTTTGGCAGCGTTTATAGACATTGCCATAATCTATGTATCATATAAGTCTTTTACTGGCAGTGGTATTGCCCTATCATATGCGTATGTCATACTCCTTTAGCAAGATTATTAATAATAGCCCTAGTCTTAGCTGTATCAATATCAGCTTGACTTCTATATAGAGCCATAACCTGATCAAACTGATTCTTCTTAAATCTATTGTTCAAATAAGACAACCAAGCATTCTGTCTATCGTAGTCAGATGTTCCATACATACCCTCACGAGCTGCATGAGCTTTAGCAAGCATGTCTTCATCCCACTGATAAGCCTGTTGACCTCTACGAGCCTCTTCTTGATTGGCACTGATCAAAGACTTATAATATTGCGAAGCAAGAGCGTTGTTATTATTCTGAGAACTGAATAAAGCATTAGCGTTAGTCTGTTGAGTTTGATTAGCCAAGCCCATATAACCAAGCATACGCTGCCCAGCATTTAATCCAGACTGAGCAATAGCAGATGCTCCACGGCTCTCTATTTCTCTATTCTGAGCCCATACAGGGTAGTAATTAGAACGTAGTCTTCCAAGTCCCTACAAAGCTGCGTTAAGCCCTGAGGTTGGCGTAAATGACTTAGGAGCTCTTAATCCTTGAGCTCTAGCATCACGACGAGCGGCAATCATGTAAGCATTAGCTAACGCAGACAAATTGCTCCAATCAGTACCGTTACCAACTCCTTTGAGCCAATTCCAAGCTTTACCTAAACGTTTGCCGATATTAAATTTCTTACCAGTTGGTGCAGGCTTTGGTGTTTCTGTGCTTGCTGGAGCAGGTATATCTGCAGGAACATCTTTTAGCGACAATCCTAACGGACCGCCGTTAAGATAATCTAAATACGACGTACCGTATTCAGTACCTCCTATATATCTAGGCAATTTATTCTATTTCCGCTTACCAGTATACGTAAGCATTCTTTCTATATTCTGATTCATTTCATATCTCTATTTATCTCGAGTACTAATTTTTCCGCCGTTTTGTTCAGCATTTAAACGTACCGCAAGTGATATTGGTAATCCTGTTTCCCAATCTATAAATTTATTACTAAATACGTCGTCTTTCTATGTTAGATACATCGGTGCAGTGTCGTTAGGTCCACGATCTATTCCGTGGACGTTATGCATTCCGTTTTTGTCAGATTCTCCAGACACCATAGTTTCGCCTTTATTTCCCATCGAATTTACCTTATGCATAATCGTGCCATATTTAGCAGTGTCTGCAAGATGTTTGTGGCGAGTGGTTCTTGTTGCTGGATCTACATCTCCTTCAATACCTTCTGCAGCGTGAAACAGACTTTGCGTATCATCTGTAACATTCTCTCTAGCAAATCTGTTGCGCAATCCTGTAGTATAAGCCATCTCTCTATTCTGAGTATTGAGAGCATTGGTTCTATTGATGGCTATCATCTTCTATCTCTCAGCTTCACGTTTAGCCTTAGAACTACCAAGACCACCGAAGATACCTCCAAGAATAGCTCCTCCGACCGTACCTATTGCAGTACCAACTCCTGGTATTACAGATCCTATAGAACCTCCAAGAGCAGCTCCAGAACTAATTCCACTCATAGTACCCGCTTTAGCTGTAGCGTCTATCTGTGATTGTATACCATTAGAATCTACACTCTACTCTTGATAACCTACGCCGTTAGCTGTCTCGTTTACAGTACCTCCAGAACCCATCATTTCATCAGAGGTATACTTATTTGTAGAGACATCACCAATAGTATTTACAAAGTTTATTGCGCTGGTAGCAACACCTCCTATCTTATCTCCGATACCCGCAAACTTTGAAACAACTCCTATTGGTTGTCGTACCTTTGACGCCACATTTGCCTTTAACACGTCCTTGGTTATATCGTCAGGTGTAAACATAGACGGATGTATTGTTTGCTGGCCAGCTGAAGTTGTTATATCGTTAGCCTGGTCCAGCAGTGTACCATTTGCGAATCTAGGTAGTGCTCCGTTTTGTATTCTTTTTCTTAATTTTAAGTCCATGACATTCTATATTTAGTTATTACGTATTGAATAGAGAAGTCTTGATCATTGGACTTCGACGTTAACTCGCACTCCATTGTTTTACCTCTCATCCTACCTCCATATAGGTCGTTGTTATTCCTTGGTACAGCTAATCTGAAATCATACTCTCTGTCTGTAACGTTCTCACCAGTTGTACCAGATTGTTGTTTTAATGGTGTCTTATACGTAAACTCTAACGACGATACATCACCGTCATAGAATCTACCGCCGAACGTTTGTATATCGAACACCTTGTTGTATATACTATCTTTGTTTACTACATATCTGAGCATCGGTTTCTGTACCTCTCCGAATAAAGTAACTCCACCAACGTCGTGGTGATATTCGTATAAGTTTGGAGAATCGTCCCAGCTGTCAGTTAGAAACATCTTTTCGTTTATATTACAATAGTATACAGGATTGAATTTGTAGACAGCTGTAAATCTTTGTGTTTGTTCGTTGTATACAAGTGATTCGTCATTTACTACATTGAACAATACTTCATTTTTGCTAGTGTCGCTAATTATAGATGGAATTGTAGATTCTATTCCATTGGATACATAGTTCTATACATTTCGTACTTTCTATAACAGTGTTACATTGTATCCGTCTACATAACTAAGTATTTCCTTACGTACGCTGTCCCACCAATACACAGCACTGTTTGTAGCATCTATAGAATGTTGATCTCGCTTCATTCCATACACGGTAGTGAAGTAATCAAATCTATCAAGCACTCCTCCATTACCGACTATGATATTTGCAGAATTTTGATCTTTTAAGATTGTTCTATCATTCACAGAGAGTATACCTGCTCCATTCTCTTGTAAGAATATAAGCTTGTCCCTAAACAACTTAAGTCCTGTTATCTCTCCACATCTGCTATCTACATCTAAGTAGTCTATAGCTTTGAAGTTAGTCCAGTTGTCTATAAGCTCATTGTTATTCTTCTTCTGCGAATAATGTACACGACTGTCGTTTAAAGGATTTACGATATTTACAGTATCTTCTCCACTGTACGTTACAATGTCTGGGAGTACTGAATATGCAGTATTGTACATATACATATCCGTAGTCTACGTAAATCTACCAGCTACTGTACTAGGTTCAGCTTGTACCCACACGCCATTGCCATTCTGCGAAAAGTCGTAATTCGGGTCTACCACATTACTATCACCATCCTTTGTTGGAATGGAAGGTTCTATTGTAGTTCCGTGCGGACGACCAACTCGTAATGTGTCCGTATGCAGCGACTGTATATAATTACTGCACTGCTTTGTAAGATCCATTGTAGATTCTACAGGAACTACATATTGCATACCAGCTGTAACTATAGTGTCATGTTGAGCATTATCAAATGCGTGGTACGGACAATAAGAGAACATGCTGATGTAATTGTCGCCGTAATTTACAGATGCACTTTGACTCGGTTTACGAACAATTCCGCACGATATATACTGTGTAGAGTTTATAGAATTGATGTTATATCCTCCATACGGTGTAGCTTGTTTACATATGTTGATTGTAGTGATCGGAGGCATTGGCGCTACTCCTCCAGACGTACTAAAGTTGTACTACTTTATAGTCTACAGTGGAGAATTTAACCCGAGTATCATGACAGGACCGCCTGTTGACATTGGGAACGATAAACTTCTGCCTCCAGTAGTACGTCTGCGAAATTCGTACGTATTAAACTACTCGTTCATGTCTGTTATATCATACGACCAGTGATATTTCGTTCCAGTCCAATGTCTACCAGGAGAGTATGCCGACATTGTAGTGTACTTCCACGATCCATTTTCAGTGTCACCAACATTTCTAAACTCAGCGTATATATCTTTGTAGAACATTGCTGGATTAGTCCAGTTGAAGAATTTATCTCCGCCAGGCAGCGTAGTAAAATTACTTTTATACGTCGCGCGCTCATCTTTAGCAAGGTCTTCTGCTACCTAAGATTTTATAAACGACACATCTTTTATTTGTCCGTCGAGATTATAATTAGAATGCAGCAATGTATTTTCGGGGTACATGTTAGTGAAATATGCGATCTTTCTGCACCGTATATCTGTATCCTCTGATTCTACCGGTAGCCAATAAGTCGGCATAGTTCCATTGTATCCGTTATACTCATACATCACCTGATTAGAGAGAAGATATTCACCTTTGTGTTCGTCAGTTGTTCCGACTTGTATACGAAGATCCGTTCCGGTGTTACACAACGGATTTTGTGTTTTGGAAACATCGTATTTTAGCATATTTATTGGAGCGTATATGTTGCCAGTGCCCTCTAAAATTTTGTATTTCGTATTACTATACCTACCCGCAGTATACTTGGAATTTGCAATAAATTCTTGTGCATTAAACCGCAAATCGTTGTTTATACTAGGAGTGACCGTTTCAATTGACGCATTTCGTGTCCACGAACATACCGTTTTATATTTTATTCCACTTTTATACTACTGTATTAAATTTTGAATATCGTCTGGTTGATATACATATTCCGGTGAAGCGAATAACAAATTACTCGTATCCTAATCAAAATCCAATAATGCCGCATCCTTGTTGTCAGCGTCACTATCAGAGTCGTCAACAGCTGCGAACATAAATCCACAATGCGCTTGCGTATCAGTACTAGCATTGTCCGCACCTTCTGCTGGAACATACATTGCAAAACCTCTGCGGATCTTAAACGGGGCCAAAGTCATAAAGTACGGAAGACACAGTTCGTCAGTATCATCTCGTACAGGAAAGCCGCATATACCCTATGTTATCTTATATGAATCGTGGATAGATCTTTTGGCCTATACGATTTCATATTTTGATACCCCCTTCCAATACTTCTTATCTGTATTTCTAGGAATAAAACTAATGTACACAGGATGTGTTTGTATAGCCTCGTCTTTTAAATAATTAGAATAGAATCCTACGTACGGTTCTCCGTCATAATATCCCGGCATTTTAATATCTGCTATCCATTTTACAGACGAAGCGTTGCCTTTATCGTCAAACAAACGTACACCAAAACGATATACTTCGTTTCTTCCATATGTTCTTTGAGGAACTCTATATAAATCTCTTCCATATGCATCATGAAATTTATCAGTATATGGGAGCGTTCCAATACCGTATACATATTTCCAATCGAAGCATAATCCATGCCCGTTTACATCGCCAGAATCGCTTCCTGTAGACACCCAGGCTTGGTCGTCCCATTCATATGCAGTACTATCAAATTGCGTGTGATGAAGATCTATATTCTACGGAACGTTCTCTAATTGATCGTCTGTGAACGTAAACAGTCCTTCTATCTTCTGGTCGTTCTGTATATAGTAGTTTCCGTAGCTGTAACACCGAGCATCAAAATCTTTGAATTTCTTATCTATTTCGTCTTGTGTATATCGTACGTTTGCAGCAAATAGGTAATCGCCCTTAGATTCAATTTCTTTAGGGATGAACAGAAGTTTTGTGGTAGCTATAAACTCTGCGGTAGACAAATTCAATAAGGATTGCCCAGAGTCTTGTATTGTAGTAGACTAGCAGTTCTGGTCAAATATAACATCTACTCTAGGTAGTTGTCCAGCTGCAGAATAAGCTACTCTGTATATTCTTACATATGTGTTGAGCAACTTGTCAGGAAGAGTAAGCTTCACAACATCAGCACCAAGTTCGTCTACTTTATTACCGTGTATATCGTCTACTTGCTGAGTTACTGTATTGGACAACGTAGACATCGTAGTAGCTTCTCCTTGTACATTGTATACAATATAAGCGTACTGTAACACAACGCCAGGAATGGCCGCACCTTTTACATCTGTAATTTCAGCATTTATGGGATCTAGAGTAGTCTTTATAGCATGGAAGACCTTATCGTAGTCTGAGCCCTAGTTGTCGTGTGCTACATTAGCACATAAGAGCTCTGTCTGTCCGTTTGCTATATACAGCTTAATGTTGTCCTCAGATTCCAATCTCATGACCAATGATAATGGTTTTTGATTCTTCTTTTCATCCCAATTGTCCGGCCATATCTATTCGTAAAAAGGACCTGCGACAAGTATACGTTTACCGGACTCTCCAGATTTTACTATAGACCAACTATCCCCCTCTTTTATTATCTCTATTATAACATCTCTAATAGACGTAAAACCAAGGAGTTCTTCCTTCCCAATAAAACTTGTGTTCAGCTTGGTATGATTCGGAAGTTTGTAAGTTCCGTCGATCATATGTAGTTCGCCGGTATTTCCGTCTTTATCTGTAACGACCCTAAGATTCTCAGCATATCTATACGAACCCTCTCCAATGTACATGTCAGAGGTATCCGTGTCCATGCCTTTTGTAAAAGTGTTTATTTGCTGATTATTATTAATATCCATAGTAGTAGTCGTTATAGTTTACTTCTTGTTCGTTCTGGTGCTCGAAGAATGTCTCGTTGGCATTAATGTCTGGGAGTAACTGGTGCCAGCTATTCTTAATAGCCTGCATTTCGTCTGCAGTAGGCATCATAGCTTCAGCATAAGCTTGATTTCTATAGAAGTTCCACTGCTGCTGTATATAAGTATACATGTTCTGTCCAGCATTTACACCCTTACCTCCAAGTGTACCTTTCATCCACTTAGAGAATGAGAGTTTCATTACAACGTACCAGTATATAGCTTCTTGGTAAGATTGTAGATCTGGGATTAGAGGATAACCTCTCTCGTCTACAGCAATAGCTTTGTACGCAAGCTTTATATACCCCTTGTTCTTATTAGTTACTAACCAACCTGGCTTGATGAAGTACTAAGCTTTCTCTATGTTATTCTTTACAGCTCTTTCGAAATACCTCATGTTATTCTCTGTGTACAACTGAGACTGTGCTGTAATCATCTTATACTTCATAGGCTGGTGATGTTCTTCTGGCTTCTGTTTGGTCTTCTACGGTTCTCTAAATATACTTGTAGATACAACCATAGCGTGCCAAGGGCCTTTTTCGGATTCTGAGTAAGCCGCCCCATCTAGTACAACTAGATCGTCTGGGAGAGGAACTTGATTGTCTTGTATTTTGAGGAGAGGGAAATCATCTGTACCACCTTCTCGCCTGATATACTGCATAGGAGCGCCAATCTTTTCCACGGCCTCAAAAATCCATTCTTTTATGTCAGTTGTTCTCTAGCGAACTTCTGATGAATCTAAATCAGCCATGATCTTAGCTATGACTGATTCACACCTTGTATAATTGTATATCATTTATATCAACGTAATCGTGTTTATTAAATATTAGTTGAGCAAGTCTACGTTTGTTTGTGCGTACTAAAGACAACTGATATTTGTATCTATCTGCGAATGTACGAGGTATCTTAGACCAGTATAGTCTATATTTGTATCCATCAGAATGCTCGTTTAAATAGTATATTCGCTTGTCTAATTCCTTGCTTACTTTATAATCTACAGATAAAGAATCTGGACTGTATGATTTTGGTCGATACTTCCCTATTTGTATAAAGCCTAGCCCATAAGGCATTTTAAAGCCCTCAGAGCGTTCTAAGATGTGTTCTAGTATAGTTGAACACATACAGTCTAAAACGCGCTTGTAGAGGCTGTAATCAACCTCTATGGGCATTTCTTTATACATATCCTTGAATGTCCTAGATTTCTTATTCTTCATCATCTTGAGGTCCGTGTGGTTTTACAGATGCTAGAGTAGCGTTATTACTATCGTCGCTAGGTCTATTCAGCATGAATGTTAGCTCGTTCTTCATAATGCGCTCCTTGATGCCAGGAACCATCCATGAGGGAATCATAATATCCTCTTCGTCCTTGTCATCATCGTCATCTGCGTCTTGGTCTTCATATACAGCTAAGACATATACGTACTTAAGCTGATTCATATCTACAATGCCTTGTATATATACGTGACCGTCATCTTTATAGTATCCTGTCATGTCCCCGTATGTATACTTACGATAGTTGTGATAGTATTTACGAGTATGGTCCATATACTGTATGTTCTCGCCATTTTGGTCGTGTATAGCAAGTATACTAGTACCAACGTTATTAAATACTTCAAGTCCTGTTACATCTGACAACTTGTCTTTTGTACGTTTAGTATTCTCTGGTCCAGTATTCTCTTCAAGCTCTTCTAGCTCCATAGGACCAGTCTCTATTCGTTTTACAAACTCCCAGTCAATTAAGTCGTCGAGTTCGAGTTTACTCTATAAATAAAGGAGCTTTCGTCTATCCAACTCCTCTTTCCATATCTATCTACGGTACGCTTTGACCCACACGTGTATTTGCTCCCTAGAAAGATCTTCGCTCTCACTTATGTTGTTATTTCTGACCAGGAGAAGTATGTCATCTATTATTTCTCTTAATGAAATCTTTGCCATAATTCTCTGATTAATTATTACATGTAGACTCTATAACTCTTACATCATCGGTCTTCAACAACTCATTAGTGTTTATAATAGAGTATTTATGTTTTTTAACCTTCTTAAAGTCTAGAGTAAACAATCGTTTAAGGAAGGACTTCTTGTTCTTGTACTCTTTAGTTGTATATACATATAAGTACTAAGTATTCTATAAGTCTATAGCTACATTTACAGTGTCTACTCCTATAGTATAGTATACTTTAGTAAGATCGTTATACTGTAGACTATCTGTATATGTAGTATCTTTAAGGATTTCTATCAGATCCCCCTAAACCCCCTTTCCCCCTTTAACGAGTAAAGTCTGCGTTTGAGTTGCTGCAGTATTTATTTGACTAGACTTTATTTTATTATTTTTTGCTACACTGTCCAATTTTTGTAGCAATTTGTCGTTCTATTGATGCAAATCTTCTACGTTGAGCCTTAAAACATTATTGGCCTACTAGGATCCGGCAAGCGAACCCTAATAGGCCTCAATGTTGTTCTGAGCCATTTCTAGGCTCTCTGAGAGCTTTTTATTTTGTTTGTGGAGAGTTATCCCCCAACCAAGCAAAAAGGCCACAGCGAGGCCTAGAATAGCCTTAAATAAGGTTTTACGATTCGCTATCAACAGGTTTAGTGCTGTCAATATGTTCATCGTTTAAATCTATTTCTGTTCCTATGTAATCTTCACCTTTTCTCTTAAGGAATTTGCCTAATGCTTTCCACGGACCATGTGGATTCAATGTGTTCAGATTTTCGAGAATAGACCACATTTCTGTGAGAGATATGATTGTAGTGATACCTCCGGTAAGCACGAATACCTGATCTGCTCCGAATACAGAATACTCCAACAGTCTTGCTAAGGATAACAATGACAGCTCGTCTAACAACTTTATAAGAGTTCCTTTCCAGTTTTTATGACTGGTAATCTTCTTCTTTTGTCTACAAGCTACCTTGACACCGTAAAACATGTCGGCTACTGTAAATGCGAAGCAACATAGAAGTAGAGGTGCTATTGGAGCGTATATGGCTGTCAAAGCCGCGCCAGTAGCTATAGCAAGCTTTCCATACCAAGTGTCAGCAGAAAGACCATGGAACATGTGTCCTATTGATGATAAAAGCTTACTCATCCCATCCTTCCTCCTCGTACCACGGTTGAACTTCTATGCTCACGTGTCTATTATCGTTTCTTACTAAATCAATCGAATCCCCGTTGTACTGTCCGTGTACAACGTATATGTCTTGTAGTGTGTCTGCGTCGTCAGGATTGTCTATCTCGATCTGTACTGGGTTATCGATTGCATCTTCTTGCTCTTCTACAAGTTCAAAGATGTCCTTCATCTTAGCCGATACAGTACGCTTACCACAAGGGTAATTGTCGTCAAGTACATCTGCTACGATCAACATATCATATACCCCCGTATAAAGCTGAGCTTTAGCTGGAAATAAAGCTATGATAGTCTTAGCATCTGTAGTAAACTGTATCTTACCACAAACCTCTGTGATAGGCACTTCCCTAACGGGAGCACACCTCTTCCAGTCGGGGTATACCCCAAAGCCGCTATACTCATTAATTACATAAGCTTTGTACTTGGGGTAACACCCGCAGGAATTGATGTTATATGCGTCAGGCACAAATTCATTTACGAAAGGCTCGATAGGAAACCTGCCAATAAATCTATTCTTCTTCTAATATTCTTTTTCAAGCTTATCCTTAAGCGTCTTATTTATAAAAATAGCGCGAACGGATAGAATATTAGCATACTCTTCGCCAAAGGACAATCTGACCTTCATGCGAATGTCATTTCCTATTCGTACCTTCTTCGTCATGGTAATAATGTTTTATCAGCCTACGAAAGCCTTCAGTACGGCGTCTACGTTAGCAGCACCACCAGCAGCACAGTAGATCTCTACGCACTCCTTAGTCTTACGCTGCAGATCGTCAGCAGTACGATACATGCGCTCGAACTCAAGCGTAATGGCATCGTAGTTCTTAGACAGATCGGTAGCCATTGCAGGCTTGATGATAGGCCATGTTCCCTCACCGTGGTTAATAATACCCTGGTAGCCCAGAGAACCAGCCTCGCGATCGCGAACGAGCTTGGCATCAGCAATCCAAGTCTTACCTGGGGTCTTGGTGATCGTTACACCGTCGGGGAAGTGCTTATTGATAGACTCCCAACCTTCGCCTGCAGGATCAGTGTAGTACACGTTGGCATTGAAGCGAACCTTGTTGTACCAGTTGATAGAATCAACGCTGTTGTCATCGGTGTACTTCATAGCAGTCAACGTAACAGTCGTACCAGAAGCAACAGCGATAACGCGAGCACGCTTGTACTCCTTGTTGATCATGTTAGCAACATTGGTAGCGATGGTAGCCTTGGTGTCACCAGCCTTCGTAACATACTCATAAGATTCAGTCCACTTGCGGAAGCGAGTAGGCAGATCCTTGAAAGTAAGACGAATGATGAGACGCTTGCCGCCCTGAGCAAACTTAGCCTCGATGTCGGTAGCGAGGTTAGTAAAGTCGATAACGACAGAGTCTTCAGTCGTAGCATTGGCTGCGCTATAATTGCTGCAGAGATAGCTCTTAACGCTATCAGCAGAAATAACGTTAGACCACTTAATAACTGGCTCATAAGTAAGAGCGCCAGTAGAATAGTCTACCTTAGGAGCGTTATCGTTAGTAACGATGCCGACCTTAATGCGATCGAGGTCGCCTGCATTAGCAGCGGTAACGTCATATGGAGTTGCCAGACCCTTAGCGGCGAAGTCCTCGTCGAGAGTCATGAAAACGAACTTACCTGCATCAGCAGATGGAACGTCCTGGTTTGAACCTGCAGGAGCTGCAGAAAGAACATTGCTCGAAGCCAAGTTGCTAACGAGCACAGTATTTACGTATGTAATCATATATTAAATTAATTTATTCTACTCCCCCTATACACTAAGGCTAGACCTGACTAGCTGGGGTTTCCACGTTTAAATTATTCGGAGTATTACTCCTATGTTAAAACTTCTTGGGTTAAAGTATTGTACCTCGAATCGCCCTGATTCTCTATATACATCTAGGCTGCGATCTTCACAATCTCTGCCCATATATTATCTTCAAAATCCGTATAGTCTTTAAAAGGATCTTGAGGTGTTATTTCCTCAGGCACTTTTAAGTATCCTAAGGTATACTGTTTAATTTTGTACTTCTTATCTGTAAGCAACTTAAACCCATTGCTCGTACGAACCCTCAAAGGTCTTGCACGGTGGTGACGATAATGAAAGTCGGTGAGCGAGTTATTTATGCGGTACATAAAATTATCTGCTGTGCACTCGAATACGCAGGTGTCCATTAAATGTTCATCGTTTAAGTCCGATATGACTACATCCTCGTTGAGTACATACAACATCTTATCTTCACCTTCTTTTGATCCGTCGGGATATGTATATTCGTATACATCATAGTTTACATGAGACATATCCGGCAAGATCTCTGTAGACTCTTCTGTAGGGTTTAATCCAGGATTAACTGGTTCTAACGTTGAAGGATCTACGTCTATAGGGTCACCAGAGTCAATTTGACCGCCGTGAGATGGCTCTAATTCTTGTGACTGACCACCTGTAAGGTCGTCACTTATTGAGCTGTCAGAGGGGCTCTAAACCGCGAATAGAGATGTTTCTGTTTGTGAGTCTTCCTCATCTTCTTTAGGATACCCAAATACGCATGTGGTCTCCCTAAAAAGTTTAATCAAATCGCGTGTGCGTTTTTCGTTCTGTTCATAAGAAGTACGTTTCGGGGCGTTACCATTAAACCTATCTTTGGTAAACTTCATAGCCCCCTGATTGATCCAATATATAGAATCATCAGTAACTGGCTTATCGACTACGTTGTCGATCTTATTTATTTCAAGCTCGAATGCTGCTATTATATCTATACCTTTCATGATCAATCCTCTTTATCTTCTTTTTTGTCCTGCTTCTATGATTGTCCAGCTACATATTGTACATACAGCGCAATTGCACCACTAACCAGGTCGTCGAACATGTCTATTGGTAATTCGCAATTTGCGTTTGTGAGTGGACTAAAGTATACAGGGTTCTTATAGTAAGTGAGTTCTACTTTACTTACATGCGTATATCTATCATGTAGTATAACAAGCACATCATTGCTTATTGCTGCTATAGGGGCTCTTAATATGCGTAAGTCATTGTTCGGTGCCTCTAAGTACTTTGCAATGTCTGCGTTTGGTACCAGTGTGTTTACTATTGGCTACGGATTCTCTAGATCGTATGAATCTGCATTCTTGCGATAATACTTGTCTACATAGCTTGTACTACGTATATACATTGCCATCTTAGGATCTTCTGGAAGAGTATACTGAACTGTATTGTTATTAGATGAATTCTCTACTTCAGTCAGTTCTGCTTTACACAACAACCCTTTCAGCAATATATCTATCCTAGACGATAACTTCTGCTCGTCAGAAATAGTATCTAAACTCTGAAATATACCATGTACGAGTTTATCTTGATACTGGTTTAAGAACGAATATATCGTCTCAGTGTCCAACTTATCAAGGAACTCTGTCTACGGTATCATCTCTTGGATTCTACGTTCAAACTCAATGCCTAACTGGCGTGTTTCTAATTTGTTCATGCTTCAAGTCCTCTGGTATTAAGTTTAGTATTAAGTCTAGTAGATTCAATATTCTCTAAAGCAAACGTAACAGCAAGGCTGACGAGTTCCTCTGCCATACTGTCGTTTAGATCAAACTTCGCCGTCATGTTAAGTCCTTCCCCAGATACAAACGACGCAGGACG